ATGTTACCGCTTATAGCTGACATGGTATAACTCCAATCTAATGTAGCATATCCTGAAGTTCCACATTCAGCTTCACAAGCCACTAAAGTAGCATACTCTCCCGTTCCATCTCCGGGGTCTATACAGTTGCCATCAATACAATCGTATGAAATTACAGGAGGTTCGCCACAAGTACCTAAACTTACGACTACTCCTTGTGCGTCTACTTGAAACCAATCGTTACTGCCTGTAATTGAACCTGATGCAAGATAAAATCCTGAATTTAATGGCGTTGAGCCATAAGCATCAGCATATACAAAATCATATAACCCAACTATTCCCGGTGTGTTTGCCAATGAAGCATTGTAATAAATAACCGTTTCGCTTAACTCACAAACAGCACTTGAAGAAACTGCCACCACACTTGAACTAAATCCTGTAAGCAATACAGGACAATTAACTGCTATTTCCCAAACCGTTCCGGTACAAGGTCCAACTATTTCAAAATTAATAATAGATGGAGATGGTGTTGTTTTTGGTATAACCATCAAGCAACTACCCGGAGGGTCTCCTAATGTAACATCTCCCGGAGACACAGTTATACTTTGCGTATCGCCTGTTGGAATAAAATTAGTTCCATCATAAACAAACTCTTCTAGTGCAGGGTAAGTTGTTCCCGATATATCACAATCAGCAGATATAGAACCTATATAGGTAAAATTACCTGCTGTAGAACTTTGATGCCAACCATCTACAGAAGAAGTTAACTTGTTGTAAACGTTTGCTCCAAGAGTAGCTCTTATACCATCGGGTACATTGAATGGGTCAAATCTTATTATGACAGCACCAACATTACTTACCGTATCTCCCGTTTCTACATCAAGAAAATAAATACCTTGCTCGCCACTTGCTGATATAGTTGTGCCACAAGGAGTAGCACAAGAAGGACAAGATTGTTGAGGGAGTAATACTCCGCTAACCTGCTCTCTTGATATAACTCCATCAGAGTAAAAACCATTTGCTGCAAGGGTAGTTAAATCTGCATCAGAAAACACAGCAGTAGCAGACCCAAGTGATGGAGCGTTTAAATAATATGTTGAACTTGTTGCCATAATTTATTTTTAAGTTGGTATGTCGCACTCGCAACATACGTCATTAATATTTAGATTTGAATAACACAGTGTAACAGGAATAGATTCTCTAAAATCCCATATAAGATACAAATAGTTTTCAAGAGCAGGTACAGTAAACTCTGCATAATTAATCGCACCACCACCTTCGTTAGGCGTTGCTGTTGTTGCTAATCCTAACAATGTATTTATATCTGAGGTATTGTTACCATATAAAGTATTTGAAACAAGATACTTGAATCCGTCAGTAGAAGGGTTGAAAACAAATGTATCTGTTGCAAATTGATTAGAAATCAACCTGACCGTACTTCCTGCAGGAGGAAACGCTCCCGTTCCAACAGGACCCACAGTAACATTATACCTTGATACAAGTGGATTAGTTGTGCCTGATTCAAAAATTACAAAACTTGACTGCAAAGGAGAAACAAATTCATCATTCACATATCTGTATTGAGCATGAACAGTATCTCCTGACTCATAATCATTTGTAATAACTACTTGAACAATAGTTAATGATTCAGCTTGACAACAATTGGCAAGAACATTCAATACCATATCTCCTGTATAGTTGATAGTTATTTGTACAGTCTCTACGGAAACGCTATTCTTGTCAAATGTTAAAGTTCCACCTTCGCTAACAAATCCTGTAGTGTCAGTTGTGCCATTATAATTAATTTCTATTTCAAATTGAGAACCTTCAGTAATAGAGGTTAAGCTGTAATTAATGTCAGCCAATCCAACCTCAGGACCCAAGTCAACACAATACTCAATTGTTTTGGTTTCCTCTTCCAACGTGGTTAAAGTAAACGCTTGAGATATACCGCAATTTAAACACTCAGGATTAATAGGAAGTTCTCTGTCATTGGTTGACAAAACATACTCGTTCATGTATGGGTCAAACCCACCAATTTTTTGTGTATTAAACGAAACGTTAAACTCATCCCTAAACCAAGTCCTCATGTTCATTTCAGATACCACTTTCAATTGGTCTTGAGAATAAGAGTCTCCTCTTAACTGAATGACAGCACCACGCTTTACGTCAGTAAAATATCTGTCATACCCCCATTGAATGTAGCTCTCAGGATTAAAGCTAATGCCATACTTTTCGCTACGAGCAATTTGCGTTCCCAATACCTCAGGTACAGATGTAACAGCACCTCCTCCTGTAGCGTCAGACAATAAATTTTTGCCTGATAATACATAAGAGATTTTGTCTTCTTGCAATACAAGCACGTCTGTTTGGCGACCATCTAATACAAATATCTCACCAAAAGAAGGCTCGCAAACTTTATAGTTAACAAGCCCTAAATTAAATTCATTTAACTTATTTACATTAGACTCGGCACTATATACCCCACTATAAGTAATATCAGAAAACCTATCTGCTTCTTTATAATCCTGAGCAGAAACGCTCGTAACCCTGTTACCTAAATTAAACTGATTGCCAACTATTGAGTCTCTAATCTTATAGCTCTCTGCTCCATTCCCAAATGCAAAGCAATTAAAGAACTTAGTATCTATTATTGCCGGAGTGCCTAGCGCAATATCTTGATTCTGAATATTGCCCATATGGTTTCCTGCTACAATAGGTAATGATAATTCATTTTCAAAAAACACATCAGGCAATGCGCCACTAGGTTGTGTTTCAAATATAATTGTCTTATCAGAACGGAATACTGTTATATTAACCTCAACAGTTGATGCACGAGCATTAGGATAACCAACTCCCGTACAAGGCAATGTTCCCGTAACCATTAATAACAATTGGTTAGTGGTTGAGCTTCTGAAAAACCTGTAGTAGTTTACACATATATCGGTAGATATATTTCCTAAAGTATTTGTAATAGTTGGTATAAACTCGTTATCAGGGATACACTGTCCTGCTCCTGCATATCTTGTACCGTCATTTAAAAACTGCTGAATGTCATCGCCTACAAACCAATCATACATATTGTCATATGCATTTGACACAATAAAAGTTTTCTCTAAACTATTTCTTCTTTCTTCGCAACTATTGCCTACGCCACCTCTTGATTGAGAAATGCTCATTATAATTCTACTTCCTGCAGGAATATCGTAATCAACCCATGCTGAAGTAACTGTGTCAAATCGGTTCATTGGGTAGTAAAGAATAGGATAAGTGCCTCCTCTTGGAGAAGTTAGTCTTAATTTTCCGGGTGCTATAATAGCTAGTTCATCCTGAACAATATTAAAACTGTTCGGATTAATCTTCATATAAACACCTGCAGGAATTGGTATCAATACTTCAGGGTCTAACTCGCTTTTGATTTCAATAAAGTTTGATGTTTGAGATTCTTTTTCAAGAACCGTAGCGTAAACGCAATTGGTTGTAGCTCCTGAAGAATCAGCTTTAACAATCAATCTATCTCCTACCTCAACCTTACGTGCATTCTCGCCTTCAAGCAAAAAGTACGCATTGTTTGTTAATGGGTCTTCAAAAAATATGCTGCAATAAATCGTCTCATAATTCTCTTCATCAGGCTTAATTACAAACTTATATCTTGTTGCCCAAGCCGGAGGATGTTGTGTAGGTGGTATAGTTACTTGAATAGAATTTTTAAACGCTGACAATCCACAAGGTATGTGCTCCGTATTGTTAGGACTTACAAGTGCAGTTGTTGCTCTATTAAACTCATCCATATAAACTATACCAATCTCATAATCACGATTGCTATGCAAGCTTTGAGGGTTAGCTATTTCTTGAAATGTAGCCTCTGCTAAAATAACATCATAGTACTCATAAAAAGTTTGAGTAGGAGTAGTTAAATTATTCACATATCTCATCGCAGGAAATTGTAGTCCAATTACGCTGCTTGCAGGACTTGTAATAATACTTACCGGTTGACCTACTGCGCTAATACCACTCCCGTTCTTAATAAAAGCATCTAAGTTATTTGGTATGGCACAGTTAAAAGAATCAGTAAATGTCGTTCCATTACAGGCATTAGCTACTGTTTGAATATTAGCTGAAGTACCTACCGCATTTTGAAACTCAACACTTGTTGCCAATGCATATACAGACGTATATGTAGTAGACAAAAAGAATGCAAAGTTTAATCTAACCGTATCTGTTTCTTCTGTAGGAAATGGAGTTTGTCCTGAAAACTGAGAATGAGCAATAGCCACTTCTAAGTTTATAGCAGAACCTGCTACCAAATTTTGCCCTGTTAAATCAAATGTAACAATAGCATTAGCTATGTTTACGTTTCCATTTATGGTGTAATTTCCTGAAGAAAGACCGTCATCAATATTAATATTACCTATTGATGTTGATACCAAATTAGTAGTGTACTCAAATTTTATAGGATTACCGTATTGGTCTATTAAATCATATCCCTCTACGTAGTTGCCATACATCAGCCTGTTGCCCATAATGGTTTGAGCTTTAGCAAATCGAGGTACATTATCGTACAATCTCAATAATTCAGACTCAGGCAGTATAGTAAATATCTTACTATTAGTAAATGTATATTGATATTCAGTATTGTTCGCAAGACCTAAATTGCTTTTGTCAAGCTTTTCAATAACCCTAATAACATTGCCATCTGCTCTTTTAAATAACAAGTCAATACCAACTACAAGCGAACTTCCTGAATTATATGTAACAATTGCAGAATTGCAAAAGTTGGTCATACCCTCGTTAAGAAAACTGTCAACGCTAAAATTAAAAGGATTTGGCACAAATGCAGGTTGAGACCACTGAGAAGTGGCACTATATTCCCCGTCAATATATTTGTATCTATATGCAAAGCAAATAAATCTTGTGTTTAAAAAATTCTCTTGACCATTAGTTACAATAGGCTGAACCCCCGGAGATTCAACAGGTGGCTTTTTAATAACAAGTAAAGACTCTGCTGTAACTTGGTCTACACTCCCAATAGGGTTAGGGTAATTCTTACCTCTATTTATAAACCTTGGAGCATTATAGTCATCTGTAAAAAACAACAAATCATTCAATATGTCTATGCCTGTAATAAGATAATTCTGATTAAAGTTTAGTACAGTATTAACGTTCCCTCCATCATTAATACTAACAACGTGGTACGTAAGTATATTTGTAAATACATTAAAAGAAACAATCAAGTCAAGTTTTCCTGTAGGACTTTCAATAAAATTGGAGTCATGCACAAACCAATAAATGGTTTCGCTAGCACTATCTTGAATAGCCCCGATACATCTTGCTTCTGAACTTAATGGCGTACCATCAATATATGTCAAAGAGGTAAGACTAAGGTTCCCTTTTGTATTTTCAATCACACCCATCTCTGAGTTCTCAGTTGAACCCATCCTGATATTCATAGCATCTACATACTCACCCTCAGGAAGTAAACGTTGGTCTACTACCTTGTTCATTCTTCCTGCTATAAAATTTCTTGTAAAATTTGCCATTTTATTTTATTTGCTTGTCCATGCCTCTCAAGTTCATTAAGAGTCTACCGGGATGAATATTGCTGATTCTAATTTTTGCATTGCTTAACAAAGCCTTTCTTTTTTTACGAGAACGAGCAATGATATATTCTTGAACACCAAGTTTTGAACTTAGTATCTCATACTCAATAGCTGCATAAATATATGCTTCAAATAGCTTGTTTACGGTAATCAAAGAGTTGTCTCCTTGCTCCATTCCGTCAGAAACATACTCAAGTATGCAGGATAATCCTGACATAGATGAATCAAAATTAATAACTCCTGCTTTTCTATCTATATTAAATGTGGGATTAAAGTTAGCCGTCTCGGTATTTAACCCATAAGCTGTTCCAATATTCGCCTCAAAATACCACATCCCGTCATAGTTCCATCCTAACTGACCATTGAATTGATTTCCTTGGTTTAAGTAGATACTCTTTTTAGTCCTAGTCAATCTATCAAAGTCAATGTTTGAATATTGAGGGCTTAATGCGTTGCCTTCTTGGTCAAATAAAATACGACCTGTATTGTCTTGAAGATACGCCTTAGAAGAAAGCGTTTGAATATTCTCTGTCAATGGTCTTAACCAACCATCTTTATATAAAGAAACTCTAACCCAATTGACATAATCAGAAGGTAAGATAAACCTTAGCATATCAGGGACGGTCAACTCTAGTACCTTTATTTCTTTAAATGCATCGTAATTTAATTCTTGAATAGCACGTTTAGCGTGGAACAATACTTTATAACGCTCCTCATTATTTACCAATGAATGGTTTCCTGAGTACATTAACAAGAAATTATTTATAATATCCTGAAGACTTATGAATTGATAAGAGCCCCAATTTTTATCTTCAGGTACTATGCCTCCATTTTCATAATATTCATACTGTGATATATATGCCATATCTTAAAAGTTTTATTATTTTATACTAAATGAAGGCTGCTGTTGTTGTTCTTGTACCATTCCAAATTGAGTAACCTCATTTTCACGAATAGACATACCTGCATATTCAAGTATTTTAGTCACTAATTTATATTCATCTTCAGCAGGCAATTCAAAATCTTGATAGTCAGGTTGTGATTGGTCAAACACAGGCTCACCGTTAGCCAAAGTAATGTATGTCCATTTAGGAACTTTAGGGTATCTAAAATAGGTTGCAATAACCTGACCCTTGTTGCTTATCGTTGAAGGATAAAAAGTCAATTCTTCGCCTTGTAATGCGTAAACAGGAAACTCTATTGTTGGCTTAGTTAAATTAGAATTAACTAGCAACCCAAGTTTATTATTAATTACCTTTTCTGCTTGATTAACA